TTATGCAGTAATATTAAGACCATTGAGGAAATTGAAGATAAGGTCCATTGCATTTATTGTGACTTGATCAGCAGCACTGATATTATTATTCAGAATATAGCCTTGCAAAGTCTGAGCGCCTGTAATCTCTGTATTTAATCCGAATTGAATAATCCCAGTCGAAGTGTCGTAAGTATAAGTAAAGAGATTTCCCGGCACGGAGGTGGTGAAGAATTGACCAAAAGGTCCTTGTTGTAGTAGTTCAAGAAGATTGTTGACACCTCCACCGGGTATCCAATCAATTAGTTGGTTAATCATTTCCGCTAACGGATGGTTTGCTGGAAGTCCACTTACTAGGTTGGACAACCCTCGAACCAGTTTTTTAAGACCACCAGTCCAGATCATGTTGTCTGCTCCAGAACCGATTCCTTTCCACCATCTAGGTCTTCCCATAACTTCTAATCTTGATAATGTGCTATTAACCAAGACCTGGGTTGGTGAAAATGAACCACCGATAGGCATGTTCAGGTCCCCCGCATCAATGGCTCTCTTTATAGACCTCGTTAAAAATCTACCAATGCCCGCGGCCTCGTCTAATTCTGTTCTTAGGTATTCTTTAAAGTTCATACAATTCTCCTTTTATATTTTGTTTAAAATTCATATCAACTTCCCGGTGGAGGCCATGGAATGTTCCATTCCATGAACATATCGCGTATTGCCGACATCCACGGATAATTTGGGTTGCTCGGCATAAGCACACCCTGTAATTCGAGTATACCATTATTGTTTGCCCGAAGAACAATACCCCATTGACCAAGCACTTGATTCAAAAGTTGTAAATTACCCACAGTGGGATTTGTAATAAACGAGACGAGAAGGCGATATCGTGACGAGTTCAACAGGTTTCCGCCCGTGACCCATTCCAGGGCGTTCAGAAAGGCTTGCCATCCCTGATTACTACCCCAGTTGAATCGGGCGGGTGTGACACCTTTGGGAATGTCAAGTCGCACAGGACGCTTAGGCACTCCTCTGATGCCTTTGATGGCATTCTTTACCACATTCTTTATAAATCCTGGCGCTGACTCATTCATTATATCATAGTAACCTTGTTGGTATGACTCTTGCAGTTGATTATATTTATTATACTTGTTCAATGTAGTTTCCTTTAAAATTTACCCAGTAAGTCCTAGATTATTAAGAAATTCGAATATTGAATTTAATCCAGTAATTGTTACTTGATCATCAGGACTAATATTGTTCAGGTTAAAATAGTCATCCAAACTCAAACCGCCTGTGACACTTGGATTTAGTCCAAATTCATAAACTCCATCAGCGTTTTGAACCATGCGAAAGAGATTTCCCGGCATGGAGGTGGTGAAGAATTGACCAAAAGGTCCTTGTTGTAGTAGTTCAAGAAGATTGTTGATTGATCCCCCGGAAGTCATCCAATTCATCAATTGGGAAATCATTTGTAGTGTTGGATGGTTTGGTGTAATTCCCATGATGGGTAAGTCTCGAACGAGTTCACCAATAAGATTCGACCAGGCCTGATCACTTCCAGTAAACCAGTCAGGTTTTTTAATGCCCCTTAGTCTTGCTATAACTTGACCAAAAGTACCAACAGGAGGAATTAAATCATCTAGGTTTGTTGCGTCGAGTTCTCGGGCTTTTTTTCTCAGAGGAGAGTTAAATCCACCGGGTGGAATGAAGTCATCTGCATAATCAAAAAGATTCATCGAACCCTTTATCAAGGCTCGTAGCAAATTTTCATTCAATTCTTTTCTTAGATGTTCTTTAAAATTCATAGCAACCTCATTGGTATGATTATCCACCGTAAAGTGAATCTGGAAAGGCATCGACTAATGCTTCAAAAAGACCATCAACACTTGCTAGTGCCCCATTGAAGAATGTGTCTATTACCTCGTTTTGTGCGGGGGTTGCGCCGTTATGGGAGAAAAACATCTGTGTGCCGTCTTCTGAAACCTCAATAATCATGTCCATATCGAAAAGATAGTCAAGCATCGAATCGGCAGCATCGGGTTTTAACAAATCCGGATCAGCAATTAAGTTTCTTAGAATCATTCTAAATGCATCGAAAGACTCAGTAAATCCTTCACCTAGCATTGCGAAAAAATCACTAAAGAGGCTACCCAGATTATCGTATACTCCGTTTGCAAGAAAATCCAGATGATCCAGAATTTCATCTGCTTTGTTAAATAGATTTAAACGAGCGGGAGCAAAGCCAACATTTGTTGTATCGTCGATGACGTTCGTTACGACTCTTCCGGGCTTGTTAAAATATGAACCAACCATATCAATAACAGCATCTGGATCTATATTCTTGATAAAGTTGAAGATTCCCTTACCAATACCGCCGACCTCGTCTAGTTGGATGAATTCTTTAAATGAGTGCATGTGTGGAACCTTTCATTTCTATATATGTCCTTCGTTATTTTATGTATAAAAAAAGAGAGACTGGAAAACCAGTCTCTCTTTCTGTTAGTGTTGTGTGGGTTTAAGATTAACCGTCTCCGGTCTCGCCGGACATGTTGCCCAGTTCTATTGCAAGATCTTGACCATCAATAACCCCGTCCATATTCAAGTCTCCCGATGCATATTGCTGCCAAGGCAATAGGTCCTTCGGAACGGGACCCCAATTCATCATTATATTTTGTAATGTTTGTGTGGTTGGATTTACCAATGGATCACCCAGGACGGTCCTGGGTCCAATTGGACCTCTGCCTGATTGGTAATTAGGAACAGCAGTACCACTATTGTTGTTAGACATCATTGAAGGATATTGATTACCACCTCCAACTAAACCTCCACCATCTTGTGGAAAAGAAGTGGCGTTCATGTTGGACATCATGCCTTGCTCATTTAGAGCCTGACGACGACCTTGTTGGTATGCTTCTGCTAATTGTTGATTAAAGTTCATTTGATTCCTCTGTTTCTAAGTTGTTCCATTAGAGTCGAAGGCATTGTTTTTCGTGGCATAGAAGTATAGGTTTCTTCGATGCTTCTCATGTTACCAGCCTTTTTACGCGATGCTTGTTCATCGTAAGGTTGATCTACATTTTCGGTAATGTTCTGAAGGTGTTGTTTAAAATCGTTGATGTAAAATGACATGGGTTTCTCCTTGAGGTTTGTCTAGTTTATTTATAAGTAAAAAGTTTTTCAACCACCATATTCGTAGTCTGAAAGGAAATCTATGAGTTCTTGTAGGAATTGGTTAAAGTGCCATTGTAGGTATTCTGATCCACCAAAGGGACTATCAAGTAGATCATTCAAAATATCGACAAGTGTTTCTATTATTCCCTCGATTCCACCCGGACCGCCAATAATTTTCGGCGTATTCAAACCCACCCGTTCCAAGAAACCAAGAGGTTTGAGTAATCCCGCAATTACTCCATTAAAATATTCTTGCCAATCTTCTACGTTTTCTGGTAATCCTAAAAGATATTCTTGAACCCTTATAAGAAGGCCTTCAGGGTACTCATCACCCAGTAAATGTATAAGGTATCGAGCAAAAAGGTCGGGATTGTTATTAAGTAGATTAATTTCCGAATCAAACTCAGGTCTTGGACCTAAGTTTGGTTTTTCGTTTGGACTGAAGTAAGGATCATCGCCCTTTACACTTTGATCACGAATTGGATCATAGTACACACCAAGAGGAGTGTCGTAATCTTTGATTGCCTCTAAAAGATATGTTTGAAATGGTGTTGACATTTGTTCCTTCTCCGTGAATATGTATGTATTATATATAAACTAGCATTAACCAAAAATAAACACATAAAGGATTGTAAAATGCAACATAGTTGGAACGAACTCTCTGAGAGTACAAGAAACTTTATTAAAAACAAAGAACTTCAAGAAGCATATCAAAAGGGATATAGAGACTCTATTACCGAATACGGACAGTTGGACGAAATCACTGGCTTTAGTAAAGTGATATCAAATGCTATAAAGAGAGCCATTGATGCCGGTAGTGGTGTCGGAGGGGCCGGAGGAGCAGGAGGGTTCCTGCGTCCAAGCACCATGAACGATCTGCTGGAACTTCTTAGAGGTTTTCCATCCAGTGGTGGCGCTGACACGGGAATGTCGGGAATTTACAATATCCTAGCAAGTATACTTGATGGGAGCCTCTCAGGAAAGGCTCTCGAAGGCGCCATGCAACGGTATGGTAGATTGTTCCGACAGTTTGGTTACGAGTTCTACGACAACGGTGGTAGTGTAGGAATTAGAGAAATTGAGGGCTTCGTGCCTTCCGGTGGTGTGCCAGGATCTGAACAAGGATTCTACGACAACTTTGCAGAAATCCTTGGAAGCCTCTTTAATCAAAACCAAATCCCGTGGCAAGGGGGATTCAGAGTCCCGTCTACGACGATCGCTCCAAACTTCCCGTACGGAGAGGGTGGAGAACTCGGAGGAAGTTTCGTACCCTTCGATGAAATTTAATTCAGAAACAAAACTCAAAAAAGAAACCCCACTTCGGTGGGGTTTTTTATTGAATCATATTTCATTATACATATAATACAACAAACCAAGCGAGGACTTCATGAAAACTCCATTCCAAAATTATATGCTTCAGGTTCTTAGAGAACAAACAGTAGAATCCAACCCAAGCGACCTTGATGTTTTGCTTCAGGTAGGAGATTCTATTCAATCCAAACCTTCCGTGCCCGAAGTTACTCCGGAAATTAAACCAGATACAAATTTGGAAGTTCCGGAAAATGAAATTCCTCCGGTAGAAATTCCACAGGGACTTGTACCAGGTCCAGACGAAAATGGAGATGGTTTTCCTGACTATTTTGAATATGACACTGGGGAAGTTGATGCGGATGGTAATCCAATCATTACCATATATCAAGTCGAATGGGTTCTGGTAGAGATTAATGGTGAGATGGTGGTAACTCCAACATTCACATACGAGTTCATGGGCTACAATCTTGCCTATGCGAATGGTATGTGGACTCTACTTTTCACAAACTCATCTGGTAATCCTATTCTAATTCCTAATCTTACAATTGCACGGTTCCTACCAAATGGTTCAATACAATGGGTATATCAAGATCATGTAGGAAACTACTGGTTTACTGGTGGTGATCCGACTGCAACTAATCCTACGGCAACATGGACGAACCCATATACGGGTGGGCAGGCCTCCGGTGATGCAGTCAGTTATCCTACGGGATGGTCCGCTTCGTTGGGTATTAAGTTTGATGTGAATGGAAATCCTCTCGTAGCAAATATTCCCCTAGTACCCGGTGGTAGTTTTATACCGCCAGGATCTATACCAGGTCAATCAGTCTCTCGTCCCGGTGCGAATGATTGGGCAATCCAATTGAACTTAACCATACCATTTGGAGGTCCAGGCTCAAATTACGGATGGGTGCGACACCGAAGTACGTGGAATAATTTCTTTAACTGGCACTCAGAGACTTTCGGGTTCCCACCACCAAATGGTGAGGGGGGATTTCCTTCCTGGCCTGAAAATTCTGATTGGTGGGACGACTGGTCAGAGGATAATCTTTAAAGGAAAATATAAAAATGGCAAACATTAACCAAATCATAGAAGAATATTTACAAGAACAATTGGGTTTAATGCTTCCGAAGCCTATGGATGGTGGTGCCATTGCTGCGGAACCTCCTCGCTTTGTTATACCAATCTTCGATAATCCACCATCGTCAAATCCAAACAAACCCGAAGAGGGATCGGGAGATCCTAATAATCCTTTCGGGGGTGATATTGGCGCTCCTCCCCGAACACCACCTATTCCCGACTGGGCGGGGAAGTACGAAATATTCAATTCCGGGTGGTTTGCGCTGGACGGAAACGGTACATACAGTGTCTCCCCATTAATGTTCCCGTACCCCGAGATGGGTGGATACCACACCCATAAACCGAAGTAAAATTAATAAGGAAAATATATAATGCCAATTTATGAATTTAATTGTGAGTCATGTGATCATCAGTTCGAAACTCTCTTGAGCGTAGACAAAAGAGACACACCAACCAATGAACCCTGTCCAGAGTGTAACGAAAATACCGTCAAGAAGTCTGTTGGTATGTTTCAAGCAGGTGCAGATGCAACCCTGACGGTTGACAAGATGTGTCCCGGTTTCAGTAAAAGAATGGACAGTATCAAAAGTGGTGCTGCAATCAACAAAGATGCGTCAAAGAATATCGACAGGGCACAAAACTTCAGTCCGCATGGGTATTTGAAACCAAGTTGAAATAAAAGCCTAAAAAAACTCTGATTTCAGCCATTTTGCTTATAAATAATATATGGAATGAGAAATTTATTTTCATATCTATTAGCAACTACATTATGTGTTCTGGGTTGCAGTGCAGCGAAAGTAGTAGCACCTCAACCCCAACTACAAGTAATAATAGAAAAACCAAAAAGTCACACATACGTGGATGACTATCTATTTGATCCATACCCATTCGTTGGTTCGATTTGTACACTTGAAAATGATGTAATAGGAAGCGGAGTTTTGATAGCATCAAATTTGGTGCTGACTGCCGCGCATGTTTCAGAAGGAAGAGAATACGATGAGTTGGTTTTTATCGAATATGATGGTGATTCTTATTGTGTCTCTGAAGTCATTTATCACCCAGAATATATTCCAGACGCACTCAACCATGATATTTCAATATTAGTCCTCGAAAGTCTCTCAGACGAGCAACCTGTTGCTCTGAAGGACAATCCGTCCAAACATATGAATCTTACCACTGTCGGATATGGTACAGGAAGAAAAAGATTTAGCAACTATGGTGTGTTTTGGTACTATGGTAGGTTGATAGACAAACCGCAGTTTATGATAATGCTACCATTAAAAGGCACTATTTGGTTTGGTGATTCTGGCGGAGGAGTCTTTACTTTAGACAATGAATTGGTAGGTGTTGTGTCCTACTTACAATACAAAAACGGAATCATTTACGAGAATGGTTGTGCAAGCATACTTTACTATAAAGAATGGATTCAAGATAATATTAATGGTTGATGGTTGGATACATTTTTTATTACTATTCATATCCATAATTTTAATATTTACAGTACCAGACGAATACTAGACAAGTCACAATTTAGAGTAAATCATCTTACCGGCTTCGACATATAGTTTCAACTCCATACTACCGCTACCCGACACACGGAACTTCTTTCTGTATGTGAAGAGATGATTCTCGTTCTTGTTGATGTCATCAAAATACACAGCAAGTTTTCTGTTGTCTCCGGAACCTATGATACCGGCTTTAGCATATCTACGATTCTTTAGTGCGGACTTGAGCAACTCGTCTGTGTACTTTGGATCCATGAATTTTACAGTTGATTTGTCTAAGTCAACTACAGTAGCAAAGTCATCACCAAATGCCGCTTCAGATATTATTTCAAACGCAGTCTTGGTGAATGCAGCACTGCCTCTGCCTTCTTTGTCCATACCTTCAATGAATCCATCATACATGTCAGTGAGCATCTGGACTTTCTTCTTCTTTTGTTCTGGGGTTTTTGCTCTTTCCAAAGCACCACCAGGTCCCAAGTTTGATGCAAACTCTTCTTCATGTACATACTCAAGTCCAAACTTATCCATCATCGCCATCATTCCTTTGTAGGGAGACAGGTTGGATAGTGTTTTGCTTCCCGACTTGAGCGAGTATGGAATGTGTATATCGGATTGCTTTTTACCGTTTGCAAAAATGCGTAGATCAATGTCGGCTTTAATTTTACCACCAGATGTTTCTCCAGCGATACCATCAGCATAGATTTCGAACAGTACTTTGTCGGTTCGGTTGTTCTTGAGGAATTTGTCTCGTATTCTAAGAAGTTTGTCTCTGAAGCCTTTTGCATGTTTGATCATAGAATCAATTTTAGAATCAATGTTACCAATGTCCTTTGAACTCTTGAACAACACATTATACTTTTTACCATATGCACCTTCAACCGATGCAGGCTTCAATCTGAGAATCAACTTGACTACAAAGATGTCTGGTGGGAAACTATTGGTTTGAAACCCCCTACCCCCACCAAGTTCATCTCGGATTACAACCTCATAACGACCATCCTTGAACATCTCGGGTTCAATTTTGGTTCTTGCTTTGTTCAGTCTTTGCTTATCAATTTTACCATATGCAAATATCTCCGAGAGTGCAAGAGCAAAGATTCCTTCAATTACATCACCTTCGTTTAGTTTAGCCATCAAAGTCTCCTGTTCTTATGATATATATATGACAACCTCCCACCGCGATGACTCTGAGTGGGAGGCTGTCTATTGTGTGACGGTCGTAAGGTAGCGAAATTCCTTAACACAGATGAAAACACGATCACCTGTGATGCACATGGATAGAGTTACGTTCTGTAAACGATCTACTATCCGCCCGACTGCCTGTATTTGTATGTGTGAAGAAACGACGGCACCACTTAAGGCGTCGTCGTTTCTTCGAGTTAAAGTATGTATTTGTTTTACTCACTGTTATATGTATAAAACTAGAGCAAAAAGAAGACACAAAAAACCCCTCTTATGAGGGGTTTCTTGCTAAAATTTAAAATTATTTTTGGGGGATCATGGTCCACCTTCGCCGCCGTCGTCGCCGTCGTCGCCGTCACCGCCTTCGTCGGAATCATCAGGATCGGGAGGAACTGGTGGTCCACCACCGGCAATATTCGTATGTTCATTGTTACCCAACCAATCTCCAAGAGCAGTACCTATCAACCACAATGCGCCTGCTGTGGCTGCTGCAATAAGGGATATCCTCATCCACTCAGGTAGACCCATCCACCAACTGTCTTCGATGTCTCCCTCTGGTGGAACTGCCTCATCACCGGGATTATTTGGAGTCCACGGATTTGGCTGTCCGTCAGCACCTTGCGTATACCATCGTCCACCTGTATACCATACGGGGAAACCCACACCGGGGAATGCACCGGGAAGGAAGTTGATATATGCGCCTCCTAAGTGATAAAAGGCAGGTCCGGGATACCCGGGCATCGCAGGGGCACCAGCAGGAACGAATACTATTGGGACTCCATTTTCAAACCTAACTACTGTTGCTGTTGGTGGGAAAGTACTTACGGTGCCGTTCCACTCAGCAAAAAGGTTAATTGGATTTCCGTCCGGATCAACGAGCGCATACATTGCAAATACTCCACCTACACCGCTGAACATAATATGGAATTCGTAACCTTCGGGAATTCCGTTAGGGAAATAAGCAGGGAGGGTTGCAGGGGGTGGATTCGGATTTGTTCTAGGTTGTGTGAGAAAATCTTGCAACCAGACAGGGATTTGATCGATCGGAATTGTGTTTCCAAATTGTGGCGGTTTAACTCCTTCTGGATACCCTGTACTCGGATCAATCATAACAGGTTTGAAATTTGGTTTTACCATAGGAGGAGTGATGGGAGGACTATCAACAGGAGGCCACGGAGAAACACCAAAATCAGGTTCTTGTCCGGGTTTACGTCCACCGTCTCCAAGGCCTGGAGGGACAGCAAAACTTTGTTCGGATAGAGAGAATATATAATCTCTTGTTGATCGCAATTCCTCTCTGAGCATTCTGTAGTATAAATTTTCGTTCGTCATATATTTCTCCGTTGTTCTGGTTAAACGATTTACATTATGTATAATAGAGAATCCTTCAGAAAATCAAACTAATTGCTCTTATACATAATCATAAAGAACTTTCCATTATTAGGAGAATGCAATGAGAGAAATGTACAAAACAGCATCCGGAATCGTTTCACCCGCAGGTGTTACCGGAGATCAAACAGTCTATGGTTTTGGAATCTACAATGGTTCTACTGGAAATACTGGTTCTATTGGTGTCACAACTCATGACGGTCAAGTAATTCAGTTCCAAAATGTTGCAGCAGGAACCATTCTACCTGTCCACCACCAAAAGATATTTGGACTAACCGCGGCCGCTGGAATCAGAACAACCTGTACCAACTTAATCTCTTTGATCTGAAAGAATTTATATGAAGGACTATAAGACATTCCTATCTGAGCAAGTTGATCTCAACGAGAAGGTTCTTTCTGTACCAGCACCCGGTGTATCAGATAAGGCAGGCTCAATCGCAAGTATGAGGGGTTCGACTGTCAGGGTTGATAATCCTAATTCTTTTGATTTTGTTAGGAATCATATAATTAAAACCACATACAACTTTACAAATTTTATTGATGGGTTGAATCAAAATTTCGGAAGTCTTTCTGGTAACATGGTAGTAAATCCAGAACAAGCAAAGGCATATAAAGAAACTCTTAAAAGGATGGACGATAGTGATCCCAAAAAGGCAGAACTTGCTTACCGGATTGACAAAATGCTTCTCCTTCCTGCGAGTGCTGATAGAACAGAAAAAAGTCAACAAATCCTCCGAGAACTAGATGGTATTGCAATGGATATGCAGCCAAGTAATGTTGTATCTTCTGATGATTTCCTACCAAAAACCTTCTATCCGACAAAAAGTAGGACAGTCTAATGAAACTTAGTAAGAAAGACTTTAAACTATTCAATAAAGAGGAGCAAGAACTCCTTTCAATGGTTGCTACAATGTCAACCGGAGACTCAATTGAACCAAAAAATCTTCACCTCATGTCAAAACAAGGTATGAAAGAAACACTTACCATGATGAAAAAGGAACAAAAAACTATGTCCACTCAAGGAAAAAAAATGGTACAGTCTATACTAAACAAGGCAAAATCTCTTACTGAACAGTATAGGATGCCACAAGAGGACGAAGAAGACGAAGCAACCAAATTAGCAAAAAGAACTTTGCAATCCTTTCGTGATGCTATGGACAAAACATCACCCGGAATGGGTAGTATGATGAAACCCGGTGCTGTTCGTCCACTTGAAACAGGACAGCCCGGTGCATTAAGTGCTGATCTTGGGTTTAGTGACCTTGAAGGTATGGTAAGAAAACCATCACTACCACCACCACCATCCACAGGACAGGCACCCTCACCTTCTATGGACATGGGACAGAGACCTCCGATGCCTCAGATGGGACAGAGACCTCCGATGCCTCAGATGGGACAGAGACCTCCGATGCCTCAGATGGGACAGAGACCTCCGATGCCTCCAATGGGTGGACAGATGCCTAAGATGCCTCCAATGGGTGGACAGATGCCTAAGATGCCTCCAATGGGTGGACAGAGACCTCCGATGCCTCCAATGGGTGGACAGATGCCTAAGATGCCATCAATGGATGATCAACCAGGTCTACCACCACAACCGCGACAAGCAGCCTCGGCACCTCCAATGGGTGGTATGGGTATGCCCGGTGGTGGTCCCCCATCAGAAACTGAAGGCCCAAGAGCGATGGAACCTGCTGATGGTTTCGGAAAAAGAATGGGAATTAAAGATATAGAACGGCATCGTCTTCGTCCAGAAGAGGACAACATGTACATGGACATGGCTCCAGAGACACCCGAAGAACCTAAATCAGGAATGCCTAATCCCGGTATGATGCCTCCACAGGAAGGTCCCCAGCAAGGTCAACCTGTACCATCGAAACTACTACAAGATCCTGCTGCTCCCAAAGAAATGCCAAGACAACAACCACCCGGAACCACAGAGGCTTCACAGGAATTTGTTGACAAGTATGCACAGCAGATTAAGTCTTTCCTTAATAAAATTCTTCGAGATGAAGAAGAAAAGTTTGCAACAGGTAGAGACTTAACTGCCATGCCAAAGAACTTCAAAGAGCAAGTCGCTAATGCAGTCGGTAGTGGTATGTCTCCAGTCATGGGTAACGAAGGTGGTATTAAAGGTAGAGACAAGATGCTTGGTGGAACAGGCGGAATGCGGCGCCGGCGGCGTCAATTTGGTGAAGAGATCTCACCGGCGAAGAATGCAACACCCCCAAAACCATTAGGACCATATAACCCAAATCCCCAGTTTAAAATGCCTAGTCGGGAAGATATTCTCCAGTGGCTAAAAGATAATGGTTATTTTGGGTGATTTCGTTTGACTTTTAGTAATCTTGATGTATAATTAATGAAACAGGTGATATATGGATATGAAGAAATTTAAACATGTGGTTCTTGAAGAGGCTTTCAAGGATCTTAACACAGTAAACAAAAACGGACAGCGTTTCTACTCCACACCGGAGGGACACTATCCGTCTGTCACTACTGTAACTGGCTGGGAGAAGAGACAGTTCTTCGCCAAGTGGAGAGCAGAGAATCCCAAGGAATCTAGACGAGTTCTTGATCGTGGAAACAAACTGCACAACCTCATCGAAGACTATATCAACAACCGTGTTGATGACAAAACAACTGGTGGGTTGAATCCATTCATTCTAGATCTGTTCATTCTGCTGAAACCAGAGTTGGATAAGATTAACAATGTATATGCACAAGAAGTTCCGTTGTGGTCTTCCACACTAGAACTTGCAGGACGAGTGGATTGTGTTGGAGAGTATGATGGTAAACTATCCATCATTGACTTCAAGGGTTCTACTCGAATCAAAAGAAAAGAAGACATTCAGAACTACTTCATGCAAGCAACTGCGTATGCAATTATGTGGCAAGAAATGACTGGACAAAAGATCGACAATATTGCCATCTTGATTGCAACCGAACAAGGAGAGAGTCAAGTCTTTCAAGACAATCCCATTCGGTATGTGAAACCACTTCTAAAATCTATTCGAGACTACCAAGAAGAAGTTCTAGTCAATAACGAGTTATAGACTTACGACCAGATTTTGTGTTGATAGCATACTTCTTGCCTAAGTAGTGGTGGAGTTTGGTTAGATTTCTCTCTGACATTTTGCTATCATAAATTAGGATCTCTGCGATGTCACCATCGAATTTATCTGTATATGTGATCGATCTGCCTGCTGTTCGAACTCCACCCAATTTAACATTACCGGCATGTCTTTCTCCCCCTTCCCACGAAGAATCAGAAGCACTTAGATGTCCATCTTGAAAGAGAAACATCTTTGTTTCTGAATGATCATATACTGCGGTAAAAATGTGTGCTTCGTTGTCGGATATCGCGGCCGCTGCTTGAACTTCATCAGTACCGCTATGCTTTCCGCAGATTGAAAACTTAGAGTTATTCTTAATACCCATCCATAGAACATTATTTACACCGGATCCGGGTACTGATCCAAAGTTGGTAGTAGCATACATTCCAAAAATTCTCTGACTATTATCTGATACATCATGAGGTCTACAAACAATCATAACAGTATAATCGCTCTCCAATTCAGTCACATCAAATAATTCTCCCCAACTGTCAGCAGAATTCAACTCAATGTATTCAGAGGTTCCGTCAAAGGTAATTGCTGGTTGGGAGTTGATTGCACTGGCAGTATATGTTGGTTGTTCGCTTGATGTTGATGAATGTACAAACGCTCCTGAAGCACCTTCGTTTGGAACGGTATGACTGGAGGTGATGTTGTCTCCGTTCGACGGTCCACTAATTTGATCTGCTCTAAACCAGAAGTAGCAACCTGCAATGTCAAGCGGATCAAATCCTGCGGGACCAGCACCGACATCGACAGTAGAAACTTTGAGTTCTGCTTTTCTCTTACGCTGAATACCTTTAGACGCAGTGGGCGTGATATTTCTATCTGCCTTACCTCTCGCTCGATGTCCTTTTTTTGTAACTTTTTCGTTTAACATATCAAGTTGCGTAGTAGCAGTAATTGATTCCTGCGTCTATTGTTCCCCGTACATAAATCTTGTTCAGGTTATCTACTTCGACAAATACTTCTTCAGCATCGTCTAGTTGCCATCCACCAGTCATTGCTGATGTTGATCCAGCAGCAGTGTCATATGAAACGGTAAGTGTACCGGAACCGTGTACATTCTTGACACGAACACCAGACTTCAAAGCAACCGATCCGGTTCTAATCTGAATACCAGCAGATCCACCATATGCTCCACCAGTACCAGCAGTGCTAGATCCGATGACGTTTGGATTGTCTACTGCAACGCTTCCGATTCCGATGGTAACCCCACCAGCAATTGCTGCGATAGAGTTTGCATATGTAAATCCGGTGAGTTCAGCAGAGGTTCCGATGGTGACTCCACCAGCAATACCGCGAATATCTGCGGAAAGTCCGCTGACACGATACACACCATCTGCACCAGTTCCTCCGACTTTCATTTGTCCGAGGTAACTTGCAATTGCTCTTAGTTTGGCAGAAATAGTTCCGATGAATGCACCAGTTGTACCTCTTGCTTTCGCAGCAGTTGAGTTAGTAGAGAACGTCGAACCAGTGTCAGTTGTTGCACCAACGTGGGGAATTGCACCACCAACAGTGGAACCTGCAACGGGAACAAACGCACCGTTTGTAGTACCGGCAACAGCAAGGTATCTACCAGTCGTTGCACCACCACCGGCACTTGCATTGGAGATATCGATTTGTGCAGCAGAACCACCTTGGTTTACCAAACTAACATCAATCGATCTGCTTGTAGAACCATTGATTGCAGTTGTACTTACTGCTGCTCCTGCGGATGATCTAAGTTGAACTGGAAAAGGTCTAGCACCACCAGTTGTTCCAGTTGTAGTGGTTACTTCTTCGTCCGCCCAGTAAAACTCTCCAGTTGAACCCCAAGCAATCTTCACTACCTGACAGTCAAGATCTCCGGTATAACCAGAAACACCCGTTGTGATACCAGATTGAGTTTGTCCTACTGCTTCGGTAAGAACATAAGAGCCAGTGGTTCCCTGAACCGCCGAAAGTTGAACTGAGCCTTTTTTAGATGCAGACATTGATTATTCTCCTGATTATCAAAATATTGATTACTTTATATGTATAAGGAATTGACATTGGATTTATATGATGTATAATTGATACATATAAAGGAGACTTACATGAGTGCAACTGAATTTGATTTTTGTCAACTGGTGGAAAAAGAGGTTAAAGTATGTAACTCGTACATTACCGCCGTAATTAACGCCTGCAATACATTTGATATTGATTTTCCCTCTGGTGCAAAACTTCTGTCTAAACCTATAATCGAAAAGATTCAACAAGAAGGTGAAGACTCCAATCTCCTCCCAAAAATTACAAAATTACCAGTATAATTACTTGACAACAGGTATAAATACTGTATACTTAATATACGTTCATACACCGTACACATCGTACACAACACAAAGGAAATGCTATGTCATTTAAAGATCTAAAGAGTGGTTCACGTTCAAACTTCGAAAAGTTGACCGGAGAACTAAACAAGTTGAACAGCAAGAGCGAGTCCTACAAGGATGATCGACTCTGGAAGCCTGAAACTGATAAGGCAGGAAACGGATATGCGGTTATTCGATTCCTACCTGCACCACAAAACGAAGAACTCCCGTGGGTTCGGGTTTTCAATCATGGGTTCAAGGGACCTGGTGGTTGGTATATCGAGAACAGTCTCACCACACTAGGGGGACAGAAGGATCCTGTTTCTGAAATGAACAGTCAACTCTGGAACAGTGGTATTGATTCGGATAAGGAAATTGCAAGGCAGCGAAAGCGCCGTCTAAGTTACTTTGCAAACATCGTTGTCGTTAGTGATCCAAAGAACCCAGACAACGAAGGAAAGGTTTTCCTTTACAAGTTCGGGAAGAAGATCTTTGATAAGATCATGGACAAGATGCAACCTGAATTCGAAGATGACGAAGCAGTCAATCCATTCGATCTCTGGACGGGTGCAAACTTCCGTCTCAAGATTCGTAAGGTTGCAGGATTCGTTAACTACGACAAGAGTGAGTTTGAAACTTCATCCGCACTTCTTGATGGTGATGACGAAAAGTTGGAGGAACTCTGGAAGAGTCAGTATTCTCTTCAGGAATTCCTGTCCCCATCTAACTTTAAGACTTATGATGAGTTGAAGACTAAACTCGATTCTGTTCTAAAGGGTGACACTCGATTCTCAGAGACTGCTGAGACCTCCAACATTCAGGAGGAAAGTTCCGAAACTTCAGAGGAAAGTTCCAGTGCTGGTGATTCTATTCAAAATGAAGATGCACTGTCTTACTTCGAGAAGTTGGCAAACGAAGGTTGATGTAAATTAAAATTCGTTCGTCGAAAACCCTCACTTCGGTGGGGGTTTTCTTTTATGCATTCCTTAAATCATAGTTTGCATCGGTGAACAAGTTGGATCGATCTCTGTCCATGAACGATTCGTCACCATAACCATCAGCAACATAATTGGTAGTATTCTGCTGTGATATGGTAGGTGCATTTACGTTATATAATCCAACGTCACGAACACCAGTCCCAGAGGAAAGCATAGTTCTATCAAATGTTCCCGATGCATTTCTGTCTATTGAAAGCATACCACTAACAGATCTGGAGGTTGGAGCAACAGAAACTGAACTGGCAGAACCACTCATTCTCTCTCGCCTTTGTCTTAAACCAGACTCCAATCTATCGCTGATTATGGTATCTGTTCCTGACTCTGTTCTTCGTAACCCCTCAAACCCCATAGCACCTAGACCTTTGTCTATTGCACTTTGTCCGGTGAATTGTGTCGTGGTTCGTCCAATTTGAGCCTGTTGTAAATTCTTTATTCCTTTATTACTTTGCGGATCGAACTGTTCCAACAGACTTAGTGTTTGTCTGAACTTGGAGTAATCGCTTGGTTCTAGCAGAGAATTAATTTCATTCCCCACACCATTAAGTTCCATTCTAGCAGCACTAAACATATTTGTTGTTTCGAATCGAAGTATTCCTAATGCTTCTTCGAGACTACTGGGGGAAAGTATAGCAGCAATACGACCTCTATCCCTGAGTAAAGTCTGTGCTGCTTGCATGTGTTCTACACCAATACCATCTTCGTTATTTTCAAACGCTTGATGGGCTGCTCTCAGTCTCTCGTGAACTAAATGTTCATTTTCTCGCAACAAACCTCTAGCAATGGTATGTCTAGGCATTTCTCCGGGAGCATCACCCCTCGAAGGATCACGCAGTACCATTCCTGTTCCGGGTATGGTATTACCAAATGCGTCTGTTTGCATTCCTACGTTAGTAGATCTTGTTCTACCCTGCTTATCTTTGTCCATCATTCCACTGACATTTAACAGAACTTCGTTTGCTCTGATCTCGTCATTGGCTTCTTCGATCATCGCATTACCTATTTGATAAATTGCTTCTGTGATACCGAAACTTACCAGTCCACCAAAGAACCTACCCATGCTGATGGTTCTTGCTGCCTTTGATAAACCTGTAACTGCACTTGCCATTTTTCCTTGTTTTGCAGTCTGTGCCATTCGTGCTGCTTGAATTCCTGCAAATCCCATTTGTCCGGTTTGGGCAACCTTTGCACTTGTAAAGAATCCTGTTACAAATTGTCCGACTCTAGATTTTGCAAGTGCTTTTAGTGGACCTGGTAGAATCATTGTACCCAATAATCCAAGATCCATTGCATCGAGTCCAGATCCCATTATCCCGTCAGCACCAGCAGCGCCGGCAGCACCACCTCGTCCACCACCTCGTCCACCTATTGCAACAATAGATGGGTTACCAACCAACGCATCAGTGTTTGATTTAATCGCTCTAAGATGTTCTACTACTTCATCTTCTTTTGCGACTATCTCGGATTCTCTTACGTCACCTTCTCTAGACTCTTCTGCTGCTTCGGATGGGGTACGAGATCCTGTTCTATCCTTCTTTTTTTCTCTCTCTAGTTGAGACTCTGCTCTCTTCAATTCGCCTTCTGCTTGTCTTCTTCTGGCTTCTGTTACACTGGCAGGAACATTAGATAAAAAACCACCAACCTTTGAACCGAGTACCGTATTAAAGAGAGATGAACCACGCTGACTGGGATCACCACCAGATACGAGGTTTGAAGAAATCTTCGATCTTGCATCTGCAATTTTCTTTTCTAGTTGTTCGATTCTATCTGACACTTAATTTACCTTTTTACTTGTTCCATTTTTTTATTCTGTTCGTCTATGTGTTGAACTAAAAGATTCGTATAAACTTCTCTCTCCCATGGCATCATATTTTCTAACTCTTCTAGTGAATACTTATGGTGTTGCATCATCTGAAAATTGAGTTTATAAAATAAGACTAATGATTCATGTGAGAGAGTCAGAGAAAAAAATCACCAAGTCCCTCCAGAGTAACTTCATTTTCTTTACCGCACTGCGAACAATTATACTTTACAGTATGGGAAAGTCTAGGCATATCCGCAAAGAACTCAAGTATAAGTTCAAACTGGTGGTGAGTTAGATTTTCAATAAACTCAACCAACTCCTTTTTATTAATGTCTTCTGACTTGAAAACATTGTCTCCCTCGTAAATCATCTCAATACAATCTGCGATAGAACCTAGTGAAATATCAACACCTGAAATTTCTTCTTCTGAGTTTAGTGCTGGGTATTTTAATACCATACCCACATTTTCTCCTAAGTTGAGTTTCTTGTTTTTGTTGAGATCTCCCATCACCTGAATCTCTGACAAATTAATTTCTATTGGGTTCTTGAAGGTGCATGACTGACATACCAAATTTGGTTCTACTGTTTCTCCTACAGACTTTGCTCTAATATTAAGAAACAAATAACACAAATCAAAGATAGGCATCTGATCTGTTTTCAGTTGACCGTATGTACATGCATCAACAATGTCCTTAATCGCCTTTGCGATCATAGGATACTCTCCGCTTTCAAGAGCGATGAGTAACACCTTTTCTTCTTTTACTACGAAAGGACGGTAGAATACCTTTTCCCCCGAAGAAGGAACATAAATTTGATATTTTGGTAACGCAACACTTGGTAGTTTCATAGTTTTCTCCATTTTATATTATCCAAGTAAATCATTAAAAAAGTCAGAAGTTGCTAGTCCCGCGTCAGTTGTCAATTGACCGGGATCTAGTCCCCAAGGAAGATTAAGAACAGTTCCGCCGATTGCAGTTGGTTCCATTGGAATGTTACCACCAAACATGTCGTCTAGTTTTCTGTTGAGTCTTCCTCGAAGATCCAGTCTGTTTATAACACCTTGCAAGAATCCCACTTCATCTGGTTTTCTGATTCTCCACTTTCTGTAAGAGAATCCTATCATTTGTCTTTGGTATCCTTCTCTGTCATCACCCAACTCAATCGGTCCGACTACTTTGGGGAAAGCATCTTCCAGCACCAAGTGGTATATTGGTTGATCTTGCAAATCTAATTGTGTTATTTCGATCTCACATGAATATGAATCTTTGTAACCCAAGTTGTTTGTTTTTGGATCTATGATTGTATTTTGCCATGCATCGAAAAAGTTTCTCTCGAAGTAATCACCAGCAACTTTGAATGTTGCTTCAACATCTCCAGAATAAGAAACTTCATATGGCATATCATCCACTGGTCCATGAGTTTTAATTTCCTGAGTGGAGATGTTCTTTCCTGGCATTGTGATGTTTTCACAAGAAACTGCTAGGCGCAAATTAGATAGTGCATCTGTTGTGCTGAATGAAATTTCATACCTAAATGGATATGCAAGTTTCTTGTTTACAATCATTGCAACAAGAGTATCAACTCCATTTGGTACTTTAGATCCAGTCTCCCCTAGAGGGTTGATGCTGCCGATTAAAGGAAGATTGATACTGGTATCAATCTCTAGAAGATTATTTTGAAAATCTGGTGGTAGTATTGGCATTACTGTTCTGCACTTCCTTCTATTTCTGCTGCTAGTTTACGTCTGGAATCTGTATAGACAACCTGTCTGTTTGCTTTCTTAAATCTCTCAAGCGGAAGGTGAATTGCAAAGTCCCAATCCTTCGGTTTGATTCTTAATATTCTTGAACCAATATATCTAGTCTTATATCTTCTGATACATGGTCTATAAAGTCTAAATTGTCTCTGGGATTTTAACATATCATAATTAATATTAATTCTTGCAAAATCATCGTCTACAGAACCTACCATCCTCTGTCTAATCAATAAATAAAACCTCTCTCGAAGGTTGTTTGGTAAGTAATGTAGGTTAAGTCCAAGGAATCCATCTTTGGTAAAATCCAACAAAAGCACAAGAGGCATAGTGTCGAAGTACTTTAACTTTGACGCACCCTTTGGTAAATAGTTGAAAAGGAAAAAGTTACCCCTTCTCTTATATCCTGTTTTCTGGATAAGCCGTGTGGGATCTCTCAAGAAAGTTTCTTCTGGGGTAGCATCAGTCTGATCGAACAACTGTCTTGCAAGACTTCGAAACCAGGTCATAGCCTGCTCAGAACCTCTTGGAATCCCAGTATCATCAAACAACTCCTCCAACGCATCGAAGATGTTTTTCCTTGCTAAAATAGCATCCGGGTTGTCTAGAATTTTTGATTTAGCCATGTAATATGTATATCAAATTACATCGCATTTTATCTCATTGACCTGAAATATTCAATCTCGTCCAGTATATTTTTATGTGTATCATCTTCTATGTGCATGTCTTCAAATCCAGGCGTGATTCGAAGAACCTTTGGTTTTATTTCAAAGTAACGATCCGTTGACATAACCGTTTTAAGTATGTCCTCATAGTTAATTGTAAATTCTTCTCCTTCACCAACCCTTTTGATGGTAACGGCATACATGTCTTTTCCGAATGGAATCATCATAGTATTCGGAGTATATGAATGATTTGTAAGTCTACAAAAATCGGTCCGATCAAAGGTAACACCATCTTTTGCATCTCGGGAACGCTTTAAAAAAGGAAATAGCATTTCATTTTCATGTACATCTTCGGATGCAAAAGAACCAATCCCGGCTGTTGGTGACTTTGCAAAATAGTGCCTACATCCGCAGGGAGACGATGGTGATTCTTGTAAAAATGTAATAAATCTTTTCATATAGTTATATATGTAATTTAAGGCGCAAGTGTTTCGTCAGTCATAATTTTAAATTTCCAACCCTTGTTCTCTGCGTACTCTGTTGCTGCTTTCCATTTTGCAGTGTTTACACCCCACGTTTTCATTTCGGTGATGTATGATTTTCTTTTTTTGGTTGGGTTTTTAGGAGGACTGCACTGGCGTTTTGGTTTGACTTCAATCAAAAGTGTTTCTATCAGTCCCTCTTTATTCTTGAGACGAACAATAAAGTCTACATAATAACGATGCATCCTATTGTCTACCGGAGATTTGTAGGGAACTACTACTTCTTCGGATCCCCATTCTAGGATATTTTTCGATGTGTCACAATATACCATGAATCTTCTTTCGAGAAGACTACGATAAATTACACTGGTGGGGTTTCCAATATATTTTTCTGGACGATTTGGTTTATATCTACCTTTGTATGCCATATATACTATGTATCGGAGATTTTTTAGAACGAAAAGGATAATCAATGGACCTTAACTTTCCGTCTTTTCCCGGCATCAATAATGATATTCTGGGAGACATAAGACAAAACAACCAAGATTCATATCAACCGACTGCAAGAGACTCGATTCAAAATCTGTCCTCCGACTATCTCGGAAACATAACAGGAGTTGGTAGATATTCTACAGCCGATAGATTAGAATTTCCTTTGACTTTGGGTACAGAAAAGCATAGTCATATGATTGTCTTTCATATTTACTCCGACATCGAAGCAGGAATTGATGGTCTTAGCAACCAACAACTAACAGATGCAAGAGAAGCAACATCAAGTATATTCACAGGAAATATGGCTGGTGCGGGAGCAGGAGCAGCAGGAGGATTTCTTGGTTCTAGAGCATTAGCAAGATCGGGAAGACTTGGTAGATATGGTGGTATTGCTCAATTCTTGTCTACGATTGGTGGTGCTTGGGGTGGATGGGAAGCAGGAGGAGCAGCAACAGAGGCATTTTCTGTAAGTCCCGAACAAAGTTCGGCGTTAGACTCAGTAGCAAACGCAGAAGCAAACATAATCAACCAATCAGCAGAATACTCAGAACAAATATTCGAAGACACGGGAAGACTTGCTAGATTTGGTGAAGCAAAGGTAAAATCTAAAGATACCATTGCAATGTATATGCCACAAAAGATCCAGCAACTTTCTCTTCTTGAATATGAACAGCAAGATCTCTCTTTCGTACAGAACGCCATCAATGACTGGCAAGGACTAGCAGCAAGAACCCTGATTACCAAGGCTCCAAGCGTGGTGGACAGTGTTGCAGGTTTACTTGGGATGAATACAAACATAGATTCTGCTATCCTAGCAGGGGCTAGGATCGCTCCTAACCCACGCAAACAACTTCTTTTCCGTGAACCTATATCTCGGAAGTTCGAATTCTCATTCAACCTTTCGCCGCGAAATGAAGAAGAATCTGAGCGAGCATATCAGATTATTAAGAGGTTCAAGAAGTATGCATACCCAACGCTAAACAAGACATATGCACAGGGAGCATTCTATAACTTCCCCGCCGAATTTGAAATTGAATACCAGACGGTAAATGAGTCAGGAGAAGTTGTAGAGAACGATTGGATCAATAGAATCGGCAGATGTGCGTTGAGAGAAATCAACGTAGACTATGCTTCTTCTGGTTCCTTCTCCACTTTCAAGAACGGCGCTCCCACAAACATGTTGCTTTCTATGACATTCGAAGAAATGTCTCTTCTCGATTCGAACTTAGTAGAACAGGGATATTGATAATGTACTTTAAGAACTTTCCACAAATTATATTAGACGGTGTTACGGGTGCAACTGGTAGTTCTGTTGTTGCAGTTGATAT